ACGAATGGCAGCAGATGCTGCTAAGTTTAAGCCATACAGTGTCACCTCTGGCTTTGGCAAAAGCTATTTTGATACGGATAAGCAGACAGCAGGGTATGAGCTAGACCCTCGTTTAGCTGCCTTTAGAGACCAGCTATATGGCTTGTCCTCTCAAACTCTAGGAGGCATTGGCACTCCAGAGCAAGAGGCTCAGAAATATTATCAACAGCAAATGGGATTGCTTGCTCCCACTCGTTTGCAAGAGGACATTGCTGCTAGACAAGCAGCCCTTGGTAGTGGACGCATTGGCCTTGGTGTTTCTCCTGGCATGGTGGGGGCTGGAGAAGCTGCTGGCTTGGTGAACCCAGATGAATACGCTAGGCAGCTTGCAAGAGAACGAGTGAATGCTCAGCTTGCAGCAGAGAGCAGCATACAAGGACAGAATGTCATTGATAAGCTCATTGCTAGAGGAACAGGTTTGTTCTCCTCTGGTGCTGGTGTTGAACAGCTAGGCATGGGAGCCCTTACAACAGGGGCTGACATTGGTAAAGCAGGCGTACAAGCAGGACTAGGACAAGCAAGTGCTTTGTTGCAGGGAGGCATGGGTGCTGCACAAAGCAACCTTGCTGGTGGTTTGTCTCAGGCTAATATGCTACAGCGTAGTGGCTTGTCTTTAAGTGGTATGTTTGCTAATAAACCTATAAATGCTTTACAAGCTGCTTTTTCTAATACTGGTTTAGGAAGCTCTGGTTTTGGTACTGGTCTTGCATATGGTAATCAAGACTTAGGCTTATTCCTTTAAGGAGAAACTAAATGGCTAGTGATGTTATGTCTCTATTTAATATGCCCACTCAGCAACAACTGGGGCAGCAATATCTAGAAGGAATGCTCACATCTCCTCAGCAGATGGGGGCTCAAGGGCTTTTGCAGCAAGTGGTTTCTCTTGGTGGCAACGCTGGTGCTATGATGGGCTATGGTGCTGGACGCATGATTGGGGGAATGACGGCTGATGAGGTGAGGGCTAAGGGCATTGATGATGCTATGCGTACCGTGCAAGGGCTTGGGCTTACAAGCGATGCAGAAATGTATGGCGCTTTGTCTACAGAGCTTGCTAACAGAGGGCTCACACAAGATGCATTGAAGGCTCGTAATGCTGGCTTGGAAGCTAGGAAAGCTGAAGAAGCAATTAAGTATCAACAAGGCCGTCTTGGTATTGCTCAAGAAGAGCTTAAGATTTCTAAAGACAGGGCACAAAGAGAGGCTGAAAAAGCACCTGTAGAATTAGAGGCTCTCAGAGGTCAAATTGCAGAAAGAGCAGACAAGCTCAAAAGCTATGAACAGAAAATTCAAGAGAACGCTGCAATTATGGAAACAGCCCCTCAAGATTCTAAAGAATATAAAGAAGCAATGGCTAAGTATTTAGCAGCTGCAAGAGACCTTGAACAAGACAGACAAAAGCAAGCCCTTGAAATGCGTAGAGTACAGGCTCTTGAAATGCAAGCTCAAGCATCTCTAAAAACAGCTCAAGCATCTCAAGCTAGAGCAATACAAGACGCTATAAGTGGAAAGATAACAATGCCTATTGCTGATATGACGGGAAGGTTTACAAATGTTCCTATTGGTATTCCAGTAAAGAATGGAAAAATTATGGGAGCAGGCACTGGTAAAACATATACACAAGACCAGTGGGATAGTGGTGGAATGCTTGCTGAAGAAGCGGCTGTTAGAAATAAACTAATGCCTTCAACCCCTACTACTGCTGCACCAAAGTCAGAACAAAAAGTCCCACCAACTAAACCACTTTCAGCTTTTGATATGTCCTTAGGAACGGCTCCTTAATATGGCAGAGATTCTTTCTCCAGAAGAGCAAAGCACAGCCCTTCAAGAATCGTTTGATCTTGTAGGTGCGCTTAAGGCTGGGCATTCTAAAGAGGCTATAGCTTCCTATCTCGCAGAAAAGAATAAATTTAACATTCAAGGAGCTAAAGAAGAAGGCTATACAGATGAGCAAATTATTGCTCACCTCCTTAAAGGAGGAGCATCTAAAGCTTTTGGACAGGAGTTTATTAGACAACTAGGAAGCTCTGCTCAAGGTATTGGACAAATTACTGGGATTGCTGATAATGCTCAGATAAGAGCAGAGAAAGAAGCTTCTGATATTTATGGGTCTCTCTATCCTAAAACATCTATAGCTGGTACTATTCTTGGAGCAGGTGGAGACCCCATAGCTCTTCCAACCGTTGTTGTTGCTCCTCTTAAAGCAGCAACTATTACAGGCACTCTTGCTAAACAAGGAGCAGCTCAGGGAGCTTTTGGTGGTCTATTAGAACCCATCACTAAAGAAGGGGCAGACACTGGTTTATTTAATGCAGACAGAGCCCTTAATGCTATCATAGGAACTGCTGGAGGAGCAGCCATTGGTGGGGGCGCTGGTGCTCTAATTCAAAGGCTAACACGAAAGCCTGCTGTCCCAGAGGTTGCCCCTAAGACAGCAGCAGAGCGCATTGCTGATGAGCTGGCTGCTGGTGAGACAGCGTCTGTTGTAAGAGCTGCTGATGAGACTGCTCCTGTAACACGAGCTGCTGATGAAGCTGTACCCCAAACAATTGAAACCCCTGCCTACCTAAGAAGGACAGAAGGTAGAGGCGTTGAAGGACTTGAGGGAACTAGTGCTGTTAAACAGCTAGAAGATAGGCTTGTTAAAACTGAAGCTGATATTGCTAGAGCAGAAGAACGCTTGTTTGAGGTGCAACAACAGCCTAGAGAAAGACAACAGGCTGCATTGCTTACAAGGGGTGAAGGAGAAACTCCTCAAAGCATGGGTCTTGTTGAGCGTATGCCGGGAGAGCAGCCAAGACAAACTGCTGCCTTGCTTAGAGCAGCCCCTCAAGAGCCAGCTATAGCAGGTAGAGCTGCCCCTCAAGAAGCTAAGCTCACCAGTGCAGAAGACTATCTCAAAAGAATTATTGCAGAGAAGACAGCAGAAGCTGACCAAATTAAAGCCTTGCTTGCTAGACAGAAACAAGCAGCTCAGTTTCCAATAGCAACAAAAGCAGAAGCTATGGCTCCTGATGCTGCTGCCATTGCTGCTAGGGATGCTCGTATTGCTGCTGTAATGCAAAGAACAGGCAGAGCCCCTGAGCCTACTCCTGTTCCTCCAGCTCCTCCTGCTGTTGTAGCTAAAGAAGCAGACATTCCTCCTGTAAAAGAAACAACAGGAGAAGCTCCTCTTACACCCGCTCAACAGGCTCAGGTTGCTAACATTCAGAAGACGCTAGATGAGAATGGCTTTAAGACAGTTGATGAGGCTGTAGTTGCCACAGCTAAGACAGCAGAGGAGAGAGCTGCTGCACAAGCTCGTATAGATGCAGGACAGAGCCCAACCCCTGAGCAGCTTGTTAGAAACCCAAGTGCTTTTAACTTAGGCTTTGGTAAGCAAACTGCTGGCGCGGCTCAAACTCCTAAAGAGCTTGTGTATGCAGAAGATGTTCCTTTTAAAACACAAGTTGAAAAAGTTCTAAGTAAATGGCAACCTAGAAAGGTGACAGTTGGTAAAGTGTTAGATCAAGAATCTACTAACATTGTTAATAGAGTTACGCAAGCTCTGGGTGAAACAGGGAAAACATTAAGAGGAATAGGTAAAGGCCCAATGAGTGCTGAGAATTTTCCAACAAGGGCTGCTGCTGGTGAAGCTTCTATATTAAAAGAACACGCTGACTTAATTGATTTTGTTCTAAAGAACCCAAAGAATGAATGGACATCAGATCAAATTGCAGCAGTTGCCCCTCAGTTTTATGAGAGCTTGGCTTTTGTTAAAAACACTTTAAAAGAATATAACCTGTTAAGGGAAGCAGGCAAAATGACAGATGAGATAAAGACAAACATAATGGCTGCAACTCAAATGCATTTAGGTGTTATTAACATCTTTCAAGGACAACGATCAAAAGCATCAGCAAAAATGAATGCTCTTCGTCATGCTAAAGACATGGTGATGAAGGGAGAAAAAATTGGAGGATATGCCACTCCCGGTGCTGGTTGTAATTAAAGGAATAAAATGAAAATAGGTTCTTATTCACCCGCTTGTAATACATGGTTTGACGCTCTTGCCGATAAGCAGGCACAAGTAGACAACATCTTATCTGACTTACCTGCTAATAAAAAAGATGAGGCAATGACCTCAATTATAAATTCAATGTCTAAGCAACCGGGAAAGGCTGGCTTAATAGCATCTGAATTTATTATCAATGGCTATCTTTCTGGCCCAGCAACGCCTGCTGTTAATGCAATTTCAGCGTTAACACAAATGATTATTCAACCCGTCATTAGAACAGTTGAAGCTTTTATGCCAAGTGCTGCTACAAAAGTTAAAACAGTGGGGCCAGATGGTACAGCGGTTTATTCTCAAGCAGAGAAAAAATATGCAGGAGAAGGGCTGGCAATGATTAGGGGCATTATGCAGGGCTTTGGAGAAGCTATGGCTTTTGCCAAATCAGGTTGGGTTACTGGCAGACCTCTTGATGTTAATATGCACCCTAAAGCATGGGGCATGACTGAAGGACAGTTTAGAAAATTTGTTAACGAGAATTATCTGCCAGAAGAAAGAGCAGAGATGTTGAAGACGCAGCTTTATGACTATGCTCAGAAACAAATTCCCGGTACAGTTGGAGATGCCATTCGTCTTCCAACTAAGGTTGGCATCTTTATTGACGAGTTTAATAAAGCCATCTTTAGACGCATGGAATACAATGCATTAGCTTATAGAAAAGCTGCTGACATTGCAAGTAAAACAGGAGAAGACTCTAATGCAATTTATAACAAACTAATTGCAGATAGATTCACTGTAGAAAACTGGCAAAGTAAAATAAAAGAAAACCTTGGAGTAACTAAGTTTACAGATGTTCAAGCATTTGCTAAAGAAAATGTTTTCCAAGAAAAGCTTACAGGATTTGCAGCAACAATTGCTAATGCACGAGCAGAACATCCTTGGAGTGTGCTCATTGTTCCCTTTGTTAAAACCCCTTACAACATCCTTAAAGAAGGCGTAAGCTACATTCCTGGCACTGCTCCACTTATTAAAAAAGAAATTAGAGATTCTGGTAAGTTTGAGTTTGCTTTAAAAATGCCAGAGCAAAGAAGCAAACTATTAGCTAAACAAGCTATTGGTCTTGGTGCTGCTGTCTACCTAACAAGCCTAGCAAACCAAGGACTAATCACTGGTTCAGAGCCTAAAGATGGAAGACCTCCTTTTAGTATAAAGGTTGGAGATAGCTGGGTGAGCTATCAAAAGATTGAACCATTAGCTACTGTGTTTGGTATGACTGCTGATGCGGTTAAAATTATCAATGACTATCGTGATAATAAAAACCCAGATAAGAATGCTAAAGAATACCTATCAGCATACGCTGAAGCTATTAAGAATAACATCTTTGAGAAAAGCTTTATGGAAGGATTGTCTAAAGCAATCTTTGCTATGACAGATGCTGAGCGTCATGGTGAGGCTTTCTTAACTAGCTATGCTAATGCAATTGTACCAGCAATATCTGCAACCACTGCTCGTCTTTCTGACAAGTATGAGCGTGAGTCTACCACTTTCCTTGAGAGAGCACAAAGCAGAATACCGGGACTAAGAGAGAACCTGCCAATTAAGTATAAGATGACAGGTGGCCCAGAGGAGCCTAGTGTTTCTAATGCTTTAATTGGAATTAAAACAGTAACTCCCACATCAGTTGAGCAAACCCTGTCTTCACTAAATGTAGACATTGCTCCTTCTCCTAAGAAGCTTAAAGGAGTGGAGCTAACAACAGAACAATATTCTAGGCTTAAGGAATTGTCTGGAACTTTGATTGCTCAAGAAGTTGAAAGGCTTAAAAATAATCCTAGATTTATGGAGCAGGACAAGTACAAAAAAGAAGTGGATATGGATAAAGCTATAAGCCGTGCTAAGAAAACAGCAGGAGTAGCTCTATCAAATGAAATATATAAAACAGACCCTGTGTTTGCTAAGAAATACTATAACGCACTAATTGAGAAGTATGGCTTACAAGAAATAAAAGGGTATCAGCAATAGTTACTAGCTAGTAACTAAAAAGGGCTCCTTAGGAGCCCTTCTTTTTTATACATAGAACTGACCTATGTATATAGATAGGAATGGTATTTTGATGATGATGCCTGCATATTCAGCAACAGTTTCCTTTCCTTCCACTTCAATGACATGAAGAATGTCGTTATTATATTCAATGTCAAAGCCTATTCCTTGACGTAAGTTTAACACAATGCTCATATATCCCTTCTATCAGGGTTGTTCATGTGGGGTATGTAGGGAGGTACTAGCCCCCTGTTTTACCCCCTGAACTGACCTTGATTTTTTAGCCAAAAAGAAGCACTTTGTCCTACCGGATAGGGCAAGCACCAGTTGCACACTCATCTTCTAGGCCAATGTTAGCCTCGTCAATCTGAGTGATGAGCTTAGTGGCTTTCACCATATTGTCATATTCCTCTTTCGTAATTTCCTCCAGAGGCGCTTGCTTGAAACCATGCTCACTATGTAACAAAAACGACAAGCTCTTGTGATTGTTCTTGTAATGTTTCTTGAGATATTTCTTAATATCATTAAGCTCTTCCTTCCTGTAGTAGACGGTGCAGCTTACGCTGTTATCACTCCACACTTCTTGAAGCCACTTCACCACCTCTAGCTGGTCAATGGCTGTCATATCCTTAGCAAGCTTGGCTGTCTCAGGGTGGCTAAAGGGAAAGCTAACAACAACAGTTGAGTGGTCTTCTGTCCCATCAAAGTTTTGCTGATATTCCACATGGTAGCCATGATCTTTACAAACCTGCACCAATGAATGGTTGCTTGCAATGCGAATACGCCGAATCATATAACGAGCATAAGCAGGGTGAGCACCAGGGGTGACACCAGAAAGCAAGCTAAGTGTACCAGAGGGCTTCACTGTTGTCAGCTTAATGCTCTCAGGAAAGCCATGCTGTGCAGAATAGCTCTTGTCATATTCCCGTAGCTGTTCATACACATCCTTGAGCCAACTCTTCTGTTCCTCTGTTGCTTGCAGCACACCAGTTACACCAATGCCCATCCTCATGTTCTTGTTAACAATGGCTTCTGTGCTCTTGAGGTGACACTTCAAGGCAAGGCTGTGTTTGTTAACACGATAGAGAAGCTTAGCCACATCAAGCATCTCTTCCTTACTCTTGATGTTAGGTAGGAATATTTCAGCAAGGCAGCAGGTTTCTTTATCAGCTAGGCTCTGTTCTGCACAGGGGTTATATCCTTGTACTTCCGGGTCAGGGTAGTTGGTGTCTCCCAAACGCCCCACCTTTCGAGACAGCTTAAGGTTGATGAGGCCATACGGCTCTCCCTTACCCTCATATCCATCCCAGAAGAACTCATGCAAATCTCCAATGTCATTACAAACCACGCTGTTGTTGGACTTGTCTCTCCATGAGGGGATATTTCCCAAGTCCCATCGTTTAGCAAGCAAATATTCCACATCGTCAGCATCTCCAATGGCAATTTGAGCAGAGCGTCTAACATTACCAGCCACAACAATAGCACCAATGATGTTCATCACATCAAGACAATCAACAGGACGCAGCTTCTTGCCTGCTCTCTTCTCCAATATCTCACCAATCTTAGAGATGCCCCACACCAAGTCTTCTGACCCAGAAGCTACACCACCAAAGCCCTTGATAGGAGCCCCTTTGGAGCGAATAAGCTTGGTGCTATAGGTGAAGGTTTGTCTTCCGCTTTCGTGAGCAAGGAAGGCTGCTTTAAGCGTCTTGCCAAGCAGCCTCACCCAGCCCTCTCTGCTGTCAGGAACAATGAAGTCGGCATCATCTGTGTCTGAACGAGTTGGTGTCTTAAACTCAGCATTCACAGGAGGAAGCTTTTCTACGTTAGTTCGCTGAATGTTATAGCCCACTCCTGAGCCCAGCATCAACAAGTCCATAGCCCAAATGAAAGGCTCAACAGGTTTGTCAACAACAGTGAAGGCACAGTTTTGCAGGCTAGACAAACCAAGCTTGTCCACTGTGGGAGTACCTAGCTGCCACAAGAAACGTCCAGCAACTGTCCCCTTTAGTTCCATCAAGTATTTCTTGAGGCGTTTCTGTTCTCCATACGAGAAGCCACAAGACAGTTGATTGTTTGCAGCATTCACCACTCTATCAATTGTATCCTCAAATTCTTCTGTCGGACTATTGGGAGAAGTTTCGTCTAAGCGGCGTGAATAGGTGCGCTTATATGTAAGGTAGCCAACAGTGCTCCACGGTGTTTCATAGCTCATCCAGTTCCCTTTCTAAAAAATCAGCTTTTTCTTCTAGCTTATCCATAAACCTATCGACAAGCTCATCTTCATTAACATCTAACAGTTCTAATATTGTAACACAGTCTTGTCTTTTTAGCAAGTCAGCTATGTCGATAAGGGTGAGAGCCATTATGCCTCCTTATACTTCTTCTTCAAATATGTCAGGCTTACAGGCATCTCATCAAAGGCTCCATCATCCACCTCGTTGAGCATCCATACACCTGACCATGAGCCGTTGGTTTGTGGGGACAGATAGTCTTCATCATGTTGATAACAAATACCAGCAAAGAGCCCTGTCATACGCTTCCCATCTGCTCGTTTAGCAAAGGCAATGCCCCTGTCTTGAACGTGCCCCATAACACAACTCATATGCTTTTTTGTGAGCAACAGAGTAGGGGAGCTAACTGGTCTCCCCATAACCCCAGAAGTAAAGTAGTGACAATAAGCAACGCCATTGATAACAATAGGCTGTAAAAAAGGATATGTTTCCCATCCAGTTTCTTTAAGCTTGAAATCATTATATCCAATTAGTCCTTCTAGTTTTCTGTCGCTCTCTATAGCCCGTTCAATGCGCTCCTCGTGGTTGCCAATGAGGAACACCATGCGTGGCTTCCATTGCTTGTGCTTGTTATCCCTCAAGCGTTTCTGTTCTGCCTTGATGGGGGCAAGCAAAGCTTCCATGCCTGCCTTGCCTGCCTCAATGTCTTCCTTGTAGGTGCGTCCTTCAAAGCTCTTCTTGCCTATGTCATAGATGGACAAGGAGGGCATATCCCAATGGTCTCCTAGATGGACAATGACATCTGGCTTCTTCTCTGCTGCATACTTGCCCACCCAAGAGAGGTGTTCAAAGCTGTGCCCCGGTTTACATTGTGTGTCAGGAATGATGAGGTGCTTCATTTCTCAAACACTCCTTTCTTGTCTAAGATGTTATGCACACCAGCATATGTGCAGCCCTCTAGAAAAGCAGCAAAATGTTCCAGCACTTCTGTCCACGGAATTCCAGAAGGAAGAACAACTGCTAAATCGTTTTGTATTCCTACCTCTTGGTTGATGCGTGTAAATTTCCACATTATTTTATTTTCCATATGTTCCTTTCTTGGTCTCTGGTGCATGAGTCGAACATGCATTCGTGCTTTAGAAGAGCACTGTATTATCCATTATACGAACCAGAGGTGTAATGTTTTATAAGTCTTGAAACAGTGTAATGAGTTGTTCCAATTTGTTTTGCATATTTTCTCATAGAAAGACCAGAGATAAGAAAGTTTTTAAATGCTTTTTCTCTTTGCTTTTCAGATTTGAAGAAAGATGCGGGGTTATCTATTCCATATTTTTTTGTTTTAAGTTTATTTTGCCATGCGTGTATAGTATTATCTTTATATGTAGACCACTCAAGATTTTCTACACTATTGTTCTGTTTGTTTCCATCTTTGTGATTAACAATAACTTTTTTGTAAAAAGTATTGAGACTAGCAGAAACAATATCAATAGAAGGAGCAGGTAAAAAAGCATCAGCAACAAGTCTATGAACTTTAAAACATACGTGCTTTCCTTTTCTTCCACCAATTTGTGTAGCTATTGTGCAGTAACCATTTTTTCGTATGTGCTGTTTAAGAACTTTGTTTGTTCTTTTACTTTTAACAGCACCTAAGTTAGAAACTTCAAAGTAATTTTCAAAACCTTTAACATCTTTCCACTCTTCTTTCATTGTGAACTTTCTACATAAAGCATTGGTTACTAGCTAGTAACCTAGTGCTTCCTTAACACTAGGAAATTGTTCAAACACTATAGCTTTGCATTGCTCTGCCACTTCTCTGTGTTCCTTCTGAGTGGCCTTGTCACAACGAATGTCAATGTAGTGCAGCCAGCTACGCAAAGTTCCATTCATGTACATGGTGCTTTGTGTTAGTCCCTCTGGTAAGAGCTTTCTTGCCACCTCTTTAGCAATTCCTTTCTCAAGGGCTTCATCATACCACTTCTCAGCAAGGTCTGCAACTCCTACCTGTGCATACCTCCACCAGTTACGCAGATATTCATCATCTGTCTTCAGGCTATTCTGTCTGTTGTCTTTGTCCTGTAGCCTTGCCTCACTAAAGCCATCAATGTTTGTCACCTTTGCATATCGTTGGGAAAACTCTTGAAAGCTAAAGCTTCTATGTCTCAATATCTGACGAGCAATGTCTCTTGTTGTTTCAATTTCCATACAAACATTCACCATCTCAAATGGGCTCCAATGCTTATTTCTAATGAGAAAAGCAATAAGCTTAGAGGCTGTCTCTGAGTTGTGTTTGTTTGTTGGGTTGCTCACCCTAGCCATCTGAGCAATGAGAGCCTCTCCATATGGTGTGCTCCATACAAGTTCTACCCTCAAGTTACAAACTCCTTTGCAATGAATGGCTCCTCATATTGATCTGCCAATGCCAGCACAACAGCACGTTTAAGCTTTGCTTCAATTAGCTCTGCGGCTCCCTTGATGCTGGCTGTCTCCCATGAGAAAGCGTGTTTTGTTAAAAACTCAATGGCTTCCTCTACATTCCTAGCCACTACAGCTTGCAGTCCTCCATACTCTGATGTAGGAAATGGAACCCAATAGCTGGTGAGGTAGACATACCATTGTTCCTTTTCTTTCTTAGCCATTCTTTTTCCTTTCTTCCTTTTCTAACTGTGTCTTTACAGAATGACATGGCTTGCACAGCACCTGTAAGTTTTCTTTCTCACAGAACATCCTGTTAATAAAGATGTCCCATCCCTGGAAACCAACAGACGTATCAACAACAGGCAATATGTGGTCTACTTGTATGTCTTTAGCGACAAAAAGTTTTTTACAATGTGCACACTTGTAATGATAGGCTAGTTTGTTTGTTGCTTTATTTGTCTTGCGTCCAATGCAAGCCTCCTTCATTGCTTTAAACTTAGGAGGCCATCTCCTCGTTGCTGTACGCAATGCTGAGATGATGAAGCTTTTAAACCTAGCCGGTGTCCACTCGCTGTCGTTATAGCTTAAGCGTAATAAGCCATTGGTGTAAGAGGTTTCCAAACCCTTCAACTTCTTTTTCGTTATGATCTGTCTCCCCCATTACAAATTTAATAGCATGAACAAGCTCATGGAAAAATGTAGCCAGCGTTGCCTGAGAATTCATACCATCTCTGATATTTATTTCATACTTAGCTGGATCACACAAGCCCATGTCTGGTAGGTCTTGTACAATTTTTACACTCCATGTACAGCCTGCAAGTTGGAAGCTTGTGGGAATTCCCAAAGCTGCTGGTGCTGTCTTCTTAGCCATAACAATCTCCCATTCTCAAGAGTTCTTTCGTTGCCCAGAGCCTCCAAGCAAACGGCAAGCATCTCTGGCTCTGTCGTAGCTTTGGCAAGCATCTTCTCTGCTTTTGCTGGCCCCACTCCCTTGATGCCAACAATGTTGTCGCTCCTGTCTCCCATCAAAATTTGCTTGTAGAAGAAACGAATTCCTTCTGCTTCTGAGACATAGCGTTTTTCTTTCTTCACAAAATTGTAGTGCCATCCTGCCACCTGTAAGAAGTCTTTGTCAATTGAAACAATGATGCAATCGTCTTTAAGCTCTGTAGCTTTGATGGCAATGCAATCATCTGCCTCCTCTCCATTACTCACTATAGCTCCCCATGAGGTTACTAGATAGTTACGTAATAGCTCTAGATGTGCAGGCTTCTCTTGTGTACGGTTGCCTTTGTATGGGGCTGTGACAGCTATCTCTTTCCGGAAGTTGTCTTTTCCTGTTAGAAAGATTTGCCAGCTATCCAGCCCCAAGTCAACCATCAAGATTTCCTCCAAGAAAGCAGCCATTGTTGTAATGGCTGTTCCCTCGGATTCATCCTTACAAGCGAAAGCAATGCGATAGCACATCACATCACCATCGACTAAAGCAATCATAGAGACACTTCAGCTTCTTCTTCTTGAGGCAGAGGAGGAGCCACAAGCTGCTTAATTTTCAAGCCGGGACTGGAACTGGAGTGCAGGATGCTAACACCATTGCCATGCAGAGCAGATAGCTTATGGCTATAGCTACTGAGGGTGCATTCAGCCGTTGTACCATTCCCAATTTGATCTGGAGAAACTTCATTGCCCTGTCCATCGACAGCCCGAATGACATAGTTGCTCTTAGCGATGACATATTTGCCCCTTCCATAAGAATCATCTGCCTTCTGTTTCACCTTAATGCCAAGCTCATTGGTTAGACGCTGGACAACAGCATCTGACAAATCGCCAATGCAAATCTCATATTTATTGTTAGTCTCGTTGAACTGTCGATTGGGCTCAGCCATGTGTTTAGCCCAGAACAATTTACCAACTACTTTAACTTGTGCTTTCATTTGTTTCCTTTTAAAAAATGTTACTAAATAGTAACTACTATTAGTGTAGCATATTTCCACCACTGTTGTCAACATCAGAAGACAAAACAACAGCAGTTACATATGAAAATAAACTCACTAAAAACTCGGTGTCAAGAAGCTTGTCTAACACCATTGTCACCTTCCCGTCTTTGACGAAAAGATAAACGCTTTGGTCACTTGTGTTAATAAGGTTTAGAAGTTTATCCTCCTCCATTAGTGTGTGTCCTTCCATGTCTTTCCCACCTTGTATTCCCCAGACAAAGGACACCTTAAATTAAAGATGTCTTTAGTTTCAGCTATGCTTTTCACAGCAAGCTTTCCCACAACATCAGCCCATTCTGGCTTTGTTTCAATCTGCCATTCGTCATGGACATTGGCACAAAAGCCAAAGGGAATACGGTGTTTCCTAAGCTGTTGGTCTAGCAGCACCAAGGCTTGTTTCATCACGATTGCCCCAGCCCCTTGAAGTAGGCTATTAAGTGCTGCGTGTTCGGAGCGTACCCATATCTTTCTACCATCAAGCCCCGGTACATAGCCCTTGCTCGCATACTTGGCAACTTGAATGCGTAAAGCCTTGAGCGAGGGAGTGCTTTCAAGAAAGGCATGAATAAGTTGCTGTCCCTTCTTAGCATCACCACCAGCAACACTCCCAATCTTAGATGGGCCAGCCCCATAGAGGAACGCATAGATGAATGTTTTTGCTTGATCCCTTGTCTGTAGTCCTGCCGCTTTCTGGTTGACAGTGTGTACGTCTGTCCCGTCTTTCGAGCTGCCTTCTGTAACCGTCTTGACATAGCCTTCATCCTTCATATAATGAGCCAACATCCTAAGCTCTAGCCCAGAAGCGTCAGCACCAACAAGAACATTCCCCTCATCCACAGTCCAAAGCTCACGGCACTCCTTTCCATAGGGGCTCCCTGAGTTGGGAACTTGTGCCATGTTGGGACTGCTGTGTGTCATGCGTCCTGTTACAGCACCATTGGTGATGACACTACCATGAACACGCCCATTTACACCCACTTCCTCAAGCCAGCTTCCCACCTGAGCTACACGCTTTTGTAGCATTAAATATTCAGAGAGCAGCTTAGCCTCTGGAAGAGCAATGTTTTCTAACACCTTCTCATCAACAATGATGGAGCCCTTGTCTGTCTTCTTTGTAAACTTAACACCAAGAGAAGCAAGCCTATCAGCAATTTGTTGACGGGAGCCGGGGTTGAAAATAATTTCTCTGTCCTTGAGAGGCTTGCCTGTTTTCTCAGACACTCGCTTCTCAATGATGGGAGGAAACACTTTCTGTAGCTGGCTCTCAATGTCTCCCATCTTTCCTTGTAGCTCAGCAAGCAATCCTTGAGCCTTGGGTATATCAAGCCTAAAGCCATGCTCCTTTTGTTTCTGAACAACAATTGCCACCTCATGCTCAAGCTCTATGCTCTTGGGAGAGAAGTCTTTTAACAAACCAATGAGGTGTTTGTGTAGCTCAACTAACAAAGAAACATCCTGCTCACAATAGGGAAAGAGAAGCTCTAGGTCTGGAGTGTCCCAACAATCTAGGTTACTAGGTAGTAACCCGTCTTGTGCATACTTGTCAAAGAACACTTGTGGGTAGTCAATCTTTTTGTTCCCAAGCCTCTTCCCCCATGCCTCTAAACTGTGACCTCCCTCTAAGCTTGGATTGTAAAGCCTTGACAGTATCAATGTATCTATCGCTTTCTTCGCTGAAATCTTCACTCCCCAGCAAGTTCTTAGCACCACTCCATCGAATCCGATTAAGTTGTGTCCTATCACTTTGTCTGATTTTTCTACTAATGTAGTTAGTGTACTTGCTTCTGTATGACATACCATTCCATTCTTCTCATCCCAAGTGTAGCAACACCATATCTTGTCATGTTTTTTGTTTGTCTCGATGTCGAGATAGAGGTTCACTTTTTCTCCAACTGTTTCACCACAAGAGTGGCATACCCAGAGATGTCATGCCACGAATCGTCATAATAGAAGTCACCAGACAAGATGCGCCCAAGCTTATTGGCAATCATGTGCAAGCTCTCCTGCATGAATGGCTCCATCTTATACCAATTCTTGCTGCGTACAAAGACAGTTTTGATGTCTTGTGACACACCTGCTACATCACGATAGTCTCCATATTTCTCAGCCCGTTTCTCTAATGTTTCTTCCACATCTGGGTGGTCTTCTTCATTAGCCTTCACTAAGTTGTGCATATATTGTTCCAATAAATAGTTGTCCATATATTATACCTTCATTGCTTCAATTGTCAATCCAACCCACTCACGCTTGTCTGGGTAATAGCAGGGGCCGTCCTTGCGGTGGACAATCCCTAGCGTAGTCAGGTCGCCACATACGCACATCCAATCAGGGTTGAATTCGTTTGTCATGTGTTCTCTCCTTAATCTGAAGTTTCAATATATTTACAACTCATAAGTCACCCTCGCTTTCGCACCAGACAGCTTTGCCATTTTGTCGAGTAGGTTGTTTAACGGCTCCAGCATGTGAGCGCGACAACATCCGATAGTGACTGGACTGAACTCTTTTCCACCATCGCTTTCCTCTACACGGTTAAGGTACTTTTCAAAGAACTCCTTAACCAGCCCTTGTAACTCTAATGCCCTCTCTTCATTTTGCATTTCGGCGGCTAGTTGCTCGTTCATTGCGGATTCTCCTCATCGTCAAACGACATATCCGGGTGTGGTATGTCGTCATGCACGATCACACCATCGACGGCCTCGATGTATTTGCCACAGAGCACGCAGTAGTAACCCTCATCCATGGCTCTTCTCGTCTTTGATCGGCTCACTCACAATGCGCCCACAGATTTTGCAGTCTCTATGGAAGTAGCCGTTGTAAATCCAGCCGCTACGCGCCCCAAGGTGGCCCGTCTTTTCACAAAGCCACATTCCAAATCTGTATAACCACGGTTGATTCATGTGTTCTTCTCCTTGAGTTTGGCTTCGATGTCTCTAGCAAACGCTAGGTCAATAAAATTGTCAGCGCCTTCTGCCCATATTTCCTCATCCGTCAGCCCAACCCATTCATGTTTCTTTGCAGATTCAAATGCTTCTTCAGCGCGTTGGATACGGGCTTGTCGCTTGGCAATAGCTTCAAATTCTTCGTCTTCTGGTGTCATTTGCTTGTCCTTTTGTGAATATACGCCAGCAGTTTACGTAGGTAGTCTGCTTCGCTATAGTCCATACAGATATAGTTATCTTGCATGGTACTACTATATGATGGGAAGTACGCAATGTATCCGTTACCTGTGTCTGTGATTTCGCACAGCGTATCAACCCCAGGAGTATAACCACCGCCTGCTTTTAGAACATAGCTGTCATCGCTGTCATTATCAATGATGCGCTCAACAATACCATCTTCTTCAAACACCTCACCATTCTCTGCAATCAAGTCTTTTACCTGCGCCGTTAGCTTGTTAAGCTGATCTAAAAGTCCATCATAAATCTCTGGTGTCATTTCATTGCCTCCATCGTGAGTCCAACATTGCCAATAGAATAGCCAACAAAAGCAATCCCCAAGCCAATGTTCCCACTACGTATAAGATCAAGAGCAACAACAGCATACACCACTCCTATTGCCGCAATAAGCCAGCCACTCATATTTCTTTTTCCTTTGCTTCTTTCTTTCTGTTCCTATGTTTCCCTGCGTTTCTCTTTGGCCTTGATAACAAGGCAAGAACAACAGGGTTACGCCTCTTCTTTTTTTTCTTCTTCGCCATAATTGGGGTGTAGCTTCTCAGCTTCTTTAACGCCATTCATTATCGCAGTGACAATGCCATAGCGTGTAAGCGCATCAAGCTCTTCCTTAGAAAAATTAAACTGGAGGACAGCACTACCGTCCTCATTCTCTTGAATTAAAACCACCTCTGATGTAGTCATTCATCTTCTCCTGTTGAATACCATGACAAAGCAAGAGTTAGTGCCTCTCGCATCTCTTTAATTTGCTTGATGTCTTCCTTCTTGTCTGTAGAAAAGACAGCCACCCACCCTGGAGTTTTCTTCTTGTGCTGTTCCAAATACATCCCCAAGGTGTGTACGCTATCCTTCAAAGAAGCAGCAACAATTTTAGGAACCTGCTCATCATCTATGTCAACTAACATCTTCATCTCCATCAGGTGGGCTATCAAACCCTACAGCATATTCATCTCGTAGCTCGTCCCTCTTCAGTTCAAGCCACTCGTAATAATAACACTCACCAAACTCCCAATTCAATGAGCATTTCTCAGGGAACATACAATGTTTACACTTGCTCATAGCTTTTCCTCCTCAAGCTCAGACATTCTACCAGTTTCCCTAGAGTATAACAGAGAACAAGCTGGCCCTGTCAAGCCACTAAACCTGTTCTTTAACACCCTCACCTTGGTGGTGTTACGCTCTGTCTCATCCTCTGCCTGTCCATTGCGCTCAAGACCAATCACCATGTCACTAAGCTGAGCAATGGCTCCACTTCCCCTAAGCTGGGCAAGGCTAGTGACAGCCCCCTCCTCATGTCCCTTGCTTTCAGGACGCTTGAGGTGGGAGACAATGATGAGGCTGATGCCAGTGTTCTGCACCAATGTACGCAAGGAAGTCATCACACTATCCAAAGCTTTTCGCTCATCTCCATTACTCTGGGCTGAAACAACAATTGAAACGTGATCAAGGAACACATAGCCACAACCAAAAGCACGAGCAAACTCTTCAGTGCGACTGACAATGTTTTCAATGTTGGTGGAACCAAAATGGTCAAACATATACACACGGTCAGTGCCAAGTGTAGCATCAAAAGCATCTCTCTTTTCCTGTTCTGTTGCCTCTACATCTGGCAAATGCAAAGGCTTGTTAGCAGCAAGGCTCATCAAGCTCAAGCCAGTTTTACGCACACTCTCCTCAAGGAACATCAAGCCAATGTTCTCCTCTGTCTTGCACAAGATGTTCCAGATAATTTCCCTCAAGAACTGACTCTTGCCTAGCCCTGAGCCTGCTGTGACAGTGACAAGTTCTCCCTTGCGTATGCCATAGGTGAGCTTGTTCAGCCCCATAAATGGGTAGGCCACCTCAGCCTTGTCAAGAGGGCGACTAACATCTTCCCACAGGGAGGAGCCAGCAACAATGCCATCAGGCATATACCTCTCTGCTGCCCACCAGCGGTCAATGAATTCCTTCTCCTTACCAGCTAAGAGCCAATCACACCCATCCTTAAAGCCCTCAGTGGGCTTGAACACCTTTGCCTTGGAGCCAAACAAAGCAGCCACCTGAGAGGAAGCTTGCTGTCCGGGCTCATCACTGTCAAAGCAAACCACAATGTTCTCAAAGCTGTTGAGCCACTCGTAAGCAGCCTTGCAATCTTTGACAGCCCCTGCTGCACCACTCTTGATGGAGACAACAGGCCACTTGCTGCCAAGCATTTGGAAGACAGCCAGAGCATCATACTCCCCCTCCACAATGGTGACATACTTGCCTCCCTTGGTGAACTTGTTCTGTCCAAACAAGCCTGTCTCTTTCCAATCTCCCTCAATAAAAAACTTCTTCTCTGCCACCATGCGTTTCTTGACAGCAACAATCTTGCCTTGCTGGTTGTGGTAGGGAAACCACACAGCTTTTGTACCATCAGCAACCACCCCAAAGTGGTCACAGGTGGACATTGTTATGCGTCTAGAGCCAATGCTTGGGGTTGGTAGGGCTAAATAAGCCGCAGCAAGGGCATTTATAGCCTCTACAGGCGTTTCTTTTTTGGTGGGTGAGGGGGTGGTAGCCATGTGGGTGGAAACAGGCGGTGTGTAGGCATCACAAGCAAAGCATTTGGTGCTTCCATCCTCGTTAAGAGACAGCCCATCTGAGCTCTCACAAGCTGTGCATGGGAGGTGGGTTTTAACAAAAGCCATTATTTTTCTTCCTCTTGGTATAGGTAGTCTATTTCTGGGTGCTCTCTGCGCCACTCCCTGTTAAAACATCTGATGAACTCCCCATATCCAACCATCTTGGCACTCTCAACAGCATCTAGGACAGAGAAGTGTACAAAATATTCCTCTCGTGTGGGGTATTCGTCACTCATCATCCTCTCCTGCTTCATCACTCTCATGTCGTAAGTCGCTTCGTTCTTCAACATCGACAACATCCTTTATGGTGTTAAAACAAACATTGCACATATCCAAGTATTCTCCTGAGTAGGAGCTCTTGCGTGTGGCTTCAAAGTCTGAAAGCCTTTCATTACAACAAACACATCTCATATGTATTCCTTATATGTATTATTACTATTATAAGCATCTACTCTTATGTACTTATAAGTAATTATATCCACTTTTTATCACATTGTCAAGCATATAATGTAGACAATGAACAACACTAAGAACCACCAGTTGCTCATGCGGTTACTCGCTAGTTACCATGAGCTCTGGTAGAACACATCAACCACACCATTGATGATGTCCTCATCTTGACAGAGGTCTTTCATCATCTCATAGGTGCTGTCAATTTCTCCCCAGTACCACTCGTCCACTGCTGAGCTACCATAGAAAAAGCCCTCTGTTGGTGGGAGAAGCTCTGGATTTTTGTTAGCCAAAGCTTCAAAGCACACATCTCTGAGCTTAACAAGATCGCTGTATTTAACAACATATTCGTCACAGTTGTCTACATTTCCCTGCACATTGCGTACAAACCAGCCATGTATGGCATTGGCTTTCCTCCAATAGCCAAGCTCTAGCTCTATGAGAGACACTTTCCTACCTTTGGTGTATTTGTCAAGCTCTTGCCAAGCTTCGTCCTCACGCTCCTTGTACCACATGAAGCGTTTTCCTTTCAAGTACATATCAAGACCCATCATATGCTCCTTCATAAACACCAGCTTCAAGAATAGGCTTGTTATTGTTAACACACAGCCTAGCTACATCTGCAAACCATATAGGCTTTTCTGTATGGTCTACAAAACTATCAAACAAGTAGGGATTATACCTTATTTTATGCCATGTCAAGCCTGCTAAATAGAGGGAGCTTTCATCCTCCCAATAGCCAGCCACACCAGCATGGACATTCTTCACCTGCTCCCTAAGCACACGCTGTCTGCCTGCCTTGCTCACCTTAAACTCAGGCGTGTCAAGCCACAAGCTAGGCAAATGTGCAACAACCTTGCCTTTGCTCTTGCCTTCCAAAGCTCTAACAGAGAAAAGCTTCTTGTGTAAATTGAAATAGACAAACACCTTCATATGTTGTTCCCCATTAGTATTTCTTTCAATACACGAATAGGAATGCCAACCTTTCTTGACAGTTGCAACAAAGTCATGTTTGGGTTGTTGTCATACATCCTGCATATTTCGCTATGTGTATATCTCTTCATCCTAAAAACTCCTCACGAATGTCTGATAGCTGCTTAAAAATTTCTTCTTTAGAGCCCTTAAAACCCATCTCCTTGAGGATGGAATAGGCACTGCGCCCCCTCTTATGCATCCCATAAATTTCCAGCTTCAAGGCTTGTCTAAGGGCAAGCAAACGAAAGTTTTCCACTGCTCCACCTACTAGCATAGTCATGCTGCCTCCCTCATTAAGAGCTCCAGAAAATTCTCTCCAATGTATGGAAGCTTCACCCAAAACTCTCCCTCTTTATACCCTGCAATGTCATGGGCATATATGCTCCCCATCTCTGTATATGTACCAAACACTGTTGCCATACGAATTGCACCACGCTTATTGTCTTCAATGATGGCTTCCCACCCATTGCGAAGAACCACTCTAGTGCCCTTCTTTAGTTTGTTTGTCTCTGCATATTTGCTCATGTCTGCTCCTTGTGGTTGATAGTTACAATTTTAATCATCTTCCTTCCATGTGCTGGATAGGCAATGCTCCTAGCTTGCTTGCTCCAACACTCCCTACACCCATTGCATTTGCCTTCCTGCTGGTAGGCGGGACAAACATATGCCATGTCGGGCTTTGTGTGTGGCTTGATGACAAGAGACACCCACTTTCCCTTTGGTGCTTCATCAATGTTGTCTCCACTATACCGGACAACAACATTGTCAAGGGCGTTCAACCTCTCTAACACCTCTTGAAACTTGACAAACTTGTGCATCCTTGTAGGAATCCAATGCTTGCACCACGGGGTTGCTTTGCAAACATCATACACCTTTTCTGCAAGCTCAAGGGAATAGAGGTCTCCGCTGTCAAACCATCGGAAATGGCTCTCGTGCTTGAGCAAATCAATCATTGTGTGTGTCCAGCTTGTGAGCTTCCATTCCTCTTTGTTAACAGAACGAACACGCTTGACATTGGAAAACCTGTAGTTGCCTGTCGTGGCATAACAGCCTTGACAAACCTCAACAAGCTGCCCATTAGCTCCAACAGAACCAGGGCAGGTTTCTATGGCTTGCAAGCTCCAGCTCTTGCAGCCAAGCTTGGATGTGTTAGACAACATTCAAAACCTCCATGAGCAGCCAAGCTGCAAGAATGGACAAACACGCAAGGGTGAATTGTAGGTCGGACATTTGTATGCTCCTAAGCTGGCAACATTGCCACGCAAAAGCACTCGTTGGAATGCTCTTGCATTATATGTTACACCCACAAAGCAAGCTTCTCTTGCTTCACCTTCAGCCTCATGTGGTCACGGTGGACACGCAAAACATTTGTGTGCTTCACCTTGACAAATCTGTTGCTGTCTGGGCGGGCTTTTCGTATTGTAACAGAAAACATCCCAATGCTTGACACTTGCCCATTGACAAAACCATTGCCAGCATAAACTGTCAAAAATCTATTGCCATGCTGCTGGACATATTTACGGGCTGCAAAAAACTCACGAATGGTAGAAAACATAAAAGCTCCAGTTGACGATGCAAAAGTGCATCCTCAAGAGGCCTGCCTAAGCAAGCCCCTTGCGGGGCGCTCTCTCATGCCTTCTCGCCTCGCCCGATGCTGGCCATTGCCTGCTGGATGAGGTCTGCCGCGTTGAGGTATCCAGCATCATAGACTGCCTGCATCACCTTCTCAAGGGTATCTATCATGGCGGGTTGAGAGTCTACCTTCACCACAACCTCATCCCCTTCCCCTTCCTCTCCTTCCCCTTCTGCCTTCTCAGCCTTTACTGGCTTCACCTTTCCATCTTCGTCAATCTCTGCTGTTCCCTTCTCAAGCTTCCGCAGGTCTGCCGCGAGCTTCTGAACTGAACTATACGAGGGCATGATTGTTAGCAGGGTTTGGCGTGTTTCGCTTTTTGCTGCTGCGTCTGCTACTCGCTTGAATTCGCTTTTGCGGGTTTTTGCTGTTCCCTTCTCGTATAGGGAAAGTGCCTGCTCTCCATACCCCTCAATCATCGCTTTGTATTCTGCTTCCTGCCCTGCTGCATATTCGCACACTGCCTGTCTCAGGGTTTCCATGAGCTTGCCGCCCATGTCTTTTTGCACTTGTGCGAAGTGTGCCCCAATTGCTTGGGGGCTGTGCTGATGCTTTTTGCTCATTGATTCTCTCCTAAGTTACTAGCTAGTTACCTACTAGCCGGATGCCCTGCTCTTTTGCTTGGCATATGGGGATTATATCAGGAATGGGCCTTGTCTAGGGGTTGTGCATGGTTTCTCCATTGTATTTTACTATCGGGAATGGGGCTTGATAGGCACCTTCTATGACCCACACATGCCACTCTGTAAAATTTCATGGGGTGACATTTTTGTTGCACAAAAGCAACACCCGGGGGGGAGGGAAAACTCCAAAGCCACTAGCGGTGTACCCCCCTAAGTACAAAAAAGAGCAAAAATGGACAAAAATGCACCAAAAAAGAGCATTATTCTATGTGGATAACTTATTGATTTGTCTAGCATTTGTGGATAAGTTGTGTATATCTTTTAAAGGAGACACAGAAGCTGTCCTGAATGGCATAAAAGCTACACAAAAGCTGCCCTGATGTACATAGAAGAAAGAGAGTTTCAGCAAATAAAGCTTGACAAATATGTTTTTATATGTTATAATAGTACACATAAGTACACTAAGGATGTTCTTATAAACATAAAAGAATAAAGCTTTACTTATATTGTTTTGTTATAAACATATAAGACACTAAGGACTTGTAATGGACATTAAAGAAGCTCTAGAGAACCAGCCAGCCCCTGTTAAACGAGGAAGGGGACGTCCCAAGAAGGGAGAAATTGTAGCAAAGATGCCCAAGAAGAGGGGGCTTGTAGGCCGTCCTAAGGGCGAACAGAGCATCATCAACGAATATAGGGCTAGAATGTTAGCCTCTCCTAAAAGCTCTAAGGTGTTAGAGAAAATTTATGAGGCTGCCCTGAATGATGAACATAAAAACCAGAGTGCTGCGTGGAAACTCATTATGGACAGAATGTTGCCCCTTAGCTATTTCGAGAAAAGCAACAATGTTGCTGGTAGGGCTAGTGTTAACATCACTATCACTGGTGTTAATGGAGACACCACCATCATTGGAAACGAAGAAGCAGATGATGTCCAATATGTGGAGAAGAGCAATGAATTTTGATTTGTATAAAGACGCTCTAGGACAACACGAAAGTACAGACAACTACAGCAAGGTGAATAAATATAACTACCTTGGGCGTTATCAATTTGGTGCTAGAGATTTGCAAGCTCTTGGAATGGTGAAGAAGGGAACAACACAAGCAGGGCTTAACAAAGATAGTAATTGGCTTGTTGGAAATAAGAAAGAATTTCTGTCTTCTCCTGAAATGCAGGACGAGGCTCTAAGAAAAGCAACAGAAAGAAACTATTCCTATTTAACAAAGAAGGGCATCATCAATGATGACACTTCTCCTGATGAACAAGTGAAGCTTTTGACAGGAGCCCACCTTGTTGGAGGGTGGGGGCTTATTAAGAGCCTAAGGGGAGAAGATGTTAGAGATGCTAACAGGATGTCTCCTGATGTTTGGGGAGAGAAGGTGAGACAAAGCTATTTGGAAATGCTTCCTAAACAAGCTTCTCCTATGCCAATGCCAGAAGAACCTTCCTTTGAAAACTTCCAGAATATGTTGTTAGGCAATCCATTGGGCACGGCTCCGTGAGTGAGTTTAACATTAAGCTGCTTCCCTGGCAGCAAGAGGTGTGGGGAGACAAGACAAGGTTTAAGGTGGTGGCTGCTGGGCGTAGAACAGGCAAGAGCAGGCTTGCGGCCTATTTGCTTCTCTTCAATGCCTTACAAGCAGAGAAAGGCCATGTGTTCTATGTTGCCCCCACACAAGGGCAGGCAAGGGACATTATGTGGCAGACATTGTTGGAGACAGGACATTCTGTTATAACAGGAAGCCATGTTAACAACTTACAGATAAAGCTGGTTAATGGAGCAACCATTTCCCTAAAGGGAGCTGATAGGCCAGAGACAATGCGTGGTGTGTCTCTAAAGTATTTGGTGATGGATGAATATGCAGATATGAAGCCAGAGGTGTGGGAACAAATCTTACGTCCTGCTCTGGCTGACCAGAAGGGAAGTGCTTTGTTCATTGGAACACCAATGGGTCGTAATCATTTCTATGACTTGTTTATGCACGGGAAGGAAGAGGAAGACCCCACCTTCAAGAGTTGGTTGTTCACCAGCTATGACAACCCCCTGATAGACCCTAATGAAATTGAGGCTGCTAAGAAGAACATGAGCAGCTTTGCTTTTAGGCAGGAGTTTATGGCTTCTTTCGAGGCACAGGGAGGGGAGTTGTTTAAAGAGGAATGGGTGAAGGTGGATGAAGAAGAACCTGCTCAGGGAGACTATTACATTGCCATAGACCTTGCTGGCTTTACAGATGAGAGCAAGGCAAGCAAGAGCAAGAAGCTAGACAATAGTGCAATTTCTGTTGTTAAATGCAATGAAGAGGGATGGTATGTTAAGGACATCATCTATGGCAGATGGAGTGTAGAAGAGACAGCACAGAAGATATTTAATGCTGTTAAGAAATATGAGCCCCTTGCTGTAGGGATAGAAAAGGGAATTGCCAAGCAAGCTGTTATGCCCTATTTGTCAGACTTGATGAGAAGAAGGCAGACATTCTTTAGAGTGGAGGAGCTTTCACATGGAAACAAAAAGAAGACAGACCGCATTGTTTGGGCCTTACAAGGGCGTTTTGAGCATGGACAGGTTGTGCTTAATAAGGGGACATGGAACATGGAGTTTTTGGATGAACTCTTCCAGTTTCCAAACAAGCTTGTGCATGATGACCTCATTGATTCGTTAAGCTACATTGAACAACTTAACAAGCAAAGCTATGCCCAACACTTTGAAGAAGACGAATATGAACCAATGGACGCTGTTAGCGGCTACTAAGGAGAAGCAATGAGCTTTGAAGAAGAAACTTTTAAAGAAGACAAACTTGCCTCTTGGGTGATGGAGAGAGTGGAGAAATGGCGTAACCATTATGACGGCAATTACAAGGAACGCTTTGAGGAATACTATCGCTTGTGGAGAGGACAATGGCAAGCTTCTGACAAGGTGAGAGAAAGCGAAAGAAGCAAGCTCATTAGCCCTGCCTTGCAGCAAGCTGTAGAGAGTGCTGTTGCTGAGGTGGAAGAAGCCACCTTTGGTAGAGGCAAATGGTTTGACATTAAAGACGATGCTCGTGATGCTCAGAACATAGACATTGAACTTACACGCAAGCTTCTTGAAGAAGAGTTTTCTTTCACCAAGACACGTAAAGCTGTCTCTGAAATTCTCATCAATGCTGCCGTGTATGGCACAGGATGTGGAGAGCTTGTTCTAGAAGAAGTGGAAGATGTTAAGCCAGCTTCTCAGCCCATCCTAGACGGGGCTGCTATGGCTGTTGGTGTTATGGTGGCTCCTCGCACTGTTGTTAAACTACGTCCTGTGTTGCCACAAAACTTCTTGCTAGACCCCAATGCTTCTTCCATTGAGGAGGCTTTAGGTGTTGCCATTGATGAGTTTGTTCCTAAGCATCAAGTGGAAATTTTGCAAGAGCAAGGCGTGTACAAAGATGTAGACATTGATAGTGCAGCCCCTGACCAAGAACTAGAGCCCGATCAAGACCTTGTCATTTATCAAGATGACAAAGTGAGACTCACCAAATATTATGGCTTGGTTCCTACAGACCTCTATAAAGCCTACCTTGGGGAATATGAAGACAAGCCTGAAGGCAGCGAGGCTGACGAGAAAGAAGACAAGGAAGAAAAAGAATATACAGAAGCCATTGTCATCATTGGCAACGGGGGTGTGTGCTTGAAGGTGGAAGAAAACCCCTACATGATGCAAGACCGTCCTGTTGTGGCTTTCTCGTGGGATGTTGTCCCTGGACGCTTCTGGGGCAGAGGCATTTGTGAGAAGGGCTATAACAGCCAGAAAGCTTTGGATGCTGAGCTAAGAGCTCGTATTGACGGCTTGGCTCTCACTGTTCACCCCATGATGGCTATTGATGGAACACGGATGCCTAGAGGGGCTAAGTTTGAAATCAGACCGGGGAAAACCATCATCACCAATGGCAACCCGCAAGAGATTTTGCAGCCGTTTAAGTTTGGCTCCATTGACCAGATAACATTTGCTCAGGCTGGTGAGCTTCAGAAGATGGTGCAGATGGCTACAGGAGCCATTGATGCTGCTGGCATTCCCGGCTCCATCAACGGAGAGGCTGCTGCTGGTGCTGTTTCGATGTCTCTAGGGGCCATCATCAAGCGACACAAGCGCACCCTCATCAACTTCCAAGAAAGCTTCTTGATGCCTCTGGTGAGCAAGACAGCTTGGAGGTATATGCAATATGATCCAGATAGATTTCCTGCACAAGACTTCAAGTTTGTAGCTTCTAGCTCATTGGGCGTAATTGCTCGTGAGTATGAGGTGACACAGCTTGTGCAGCTTTTACAAACCCTTAGCGATCAGAGCCCCATCTATCCGCTGCTGGTGCAAGCAGTTGTGGACAACATGGGCATTGCTAACAGAGAAACTTTTGTTGAGGCTTTGAGGCAGGCACAGCAGCCCAACCCACAAGCACAGGCTTTGCAAGAGGCAGACCTGCAAGTGAAGCTTGCTACAGCCAAGGCTCAAATTGCCTTGCTTGAGGCACAAGCAGCAGAGAGCCAAGCAAGGGCAGCTAAATATACCACAGAGGCACAGGCAGTGCCAATTCGTCTGGAGAATGACCGCATTAGGGCCATCTCTGCTAACATTCAGCCTGGAGATCAGGACGATAAGGAATTTGAAAAGAGAGCTAGAGTGGCTGAGCTTGTCCTTAAAGAAAGGGAAATTGCAAGCAAAGAAGCCATTGTTACACAACAGATGAAACAAGCTTGACAAAAGTTCTTTTTTGTGGTAAAATAGATACACATATAAGTTCATCCTAGTATAAGGACAAATGAATGAATGAGACAGAATATTATGAATCTTTGCTAGAACTGTTCGCCAAACCAGGGTGGAAAGCTTTTGAGGAAGACCTTCAAAAGAACTTGGAAAGTTTAAACACTCTCCATAACATCTCTGACAGCGATGTGTTCTGGCACAGAAAGGGCGAAGTGTATGTTCTTCAGACGCTTCTCGGATATAGGGATGCTATAACAGCAGCCTATGAGGAGATGCAGAATGATTAGAGCATACGATTTTATTTGCCCCAATGAGCACATAACAGAGAAGTTTGTGTCTACTAACATAGACGAAACAACTTGTTCTGTATGTGGCTCGAAAGCTCAGAGGGCTGTTAGTGCTCCTAATGTTAAGCTAGAAGGATGGTCAGGCTCTTTTCCTGGGGCAGCAATGAAATGGGAAAAGAAACATAAGGAGAAAATGGCTCAAGAGCGCAAGCAGAACAGCAACTAAGGTTGCCAATGTTCTTTTCTTTCCATAATGCTATCTAAGCACGGAGACTATAATGGCACAATTTATTGACGCGAGTGAAGAAATCAAGGAACCAATTGCTTCTTTGGAAGAGCAAGAGCAGGAGCCACAACAAGAGGCCACCCCTGTAGCAGAAGAAGAGCAAGACATTCCAGAACGATATAAAGGCAAGACCCCTAAAGACCTTATTAGGATGCACCAAGAAGCTGAGAAGCTGATGGGCAGACACAGCAAGGAAGTGGGAGAACTCAGGCGTGTCGTTGATGATTTTATTAAAACTCAAACCGTTACAAAACAAGCCCCAACGGAAGAAGAAGTAGATTTTTTTAGTGACCCCCATAAAGCAGTGGAGGTTGCTGTTTCTAAGCACCCTAAGATAAAGGAAGCCGAGCGTATGGCGGCAGAGCTTGCAAAGCAAACAGCTTTGCAGCAGCTTAATACGGCTCACCCAGACTATCAAGACATTCTTGAAGACTCCGGTTTTAAAGAGTGGGTTGAGAAAAGCAAAGTGAGAATGGAACTTTTATCAAGGGCTGACCAGCGTTTTGACTTTGATGCTGCTGACGATCTTTTCACATCATGGAAAGAACGCCAAGCTCTGGTAAAGAGCACAGTGGAAACTCAGAAAGCTGATAGGAAACAGCAAGTGAAGCAAGCTTCTACAGGAAACATTAAAGGGTCTGCTGAAAGTGTAAGTCGAAAGATTTATAGGCGTTCCGACATCATAGACCTCATGCGTAAAGACCCTCAGCGTTATCAAGATTTGCAGCCTGAAATTATGGCAGCTTATGCTGAGGGAAGAGTTAGATAACATTTTGTAAAGGAAAATTAACATGGCAACTTCTACGTTTCCCACCATGACAGGTGCTGTTGGCCTCACCGAAGCCAGCAACTTCCTGCCCGAACTGTGGAGTGATGAAATCATCGCTGCATATAAAAAGAACCTCGTGTTGGCTCAGTTTGTTCGCAAGATGAGCTTTAAAGGCAAGAAGGGTGATGCTCTGCATATCCCCAATCCTTCTCGTGGTTTGGCTGCTCAGACTAAGAGTGAGAATGCTGCTGTCACTATGCAGAACCTCTCTCAGTCTGAAATTGTTGTAAACTTGGACAAGCACAAAGAAGTGTCCTACCTCATTGAGGACATTGTTGAAGTGCAAAGCTTGCCCTCGTTGCGTAAGCATTACACTGACGATGCTGGCTACGCTATGGCTAAGCAGGTGGATGATGACCTGTGGGCCTTGGTGAAGAGCTTGGGCGATGGTGATGGCTCTGACTACACTCATAGCCGTTCCTTCCAGTTCAACACCTCCACTGGTGCTCTGGAAGCTTATGACGCTGACGGCACTGCTGACATTGGTGCTTTTGCTGACGCTGGCTTTCGCCGTGCCATTCAGTATCTTGACGATGCTGACCAGCCGATGGACGGTCGTGTGTTTATTATTCCTCCTTCTTTGCGTAATGCATTGATGGGCAACGCTCGTTACACCGAGCAAGCCTTTGTGGGAGAAACTGGCTCCTCTAACACCATTCGCAATGGTGAGGTGGGCAATCTGTATGGCATCCCTGTCATTGTGTCTAGCAACTGCCCCACCCTCGAAAGCGGTGTGAAGGGTGCGTTGTTGGCTCATAAAGACTGGGCTGTTCATGTTGAGCAGATGTCTGTGCGTTCACAGCAGCAATACAAGCAGGAGTTCTTGGCAACCCTGTTTACCAGCGATATGCTGTATGGCACGAAAGTGCTCCGCAGCGATGCTGGCGTGTTGATGGCTGTTGCAGCCTGAGTCTGGGGAGCCCTCACAAGGGGCTCCCTTGTTTTGAATGGGTATTTATTCAAATGCCTATTCATAACAAGGAGACAACATGGGTATCTTCCGTGGAATAGGTGGTACTGGTGATGCCACAAATGATTCTACTATTTCAGCAGTAACACAACAAGCTGTTAATGCTGCTAATAGTGCTTCTGCTGCTGCGTCTAGTGCCACTAGTGCAGCTTCTAGTGCGTCTGCTGCTTCCACCAGTGCCACCAATGCTGCCTCTAGTGCTTCCACAGCTTCTACACAAGCAAGCAACGCTGCCTCTTCTGCAACAAGTGCAGCCTCTAGTGCAACTTCTGCAACAACACAAGCCACTAATGCAGCTTCATCTGCTTCAGCAGCCAGCACAAGTGCTACAAATGCAGCCTCTAGTGCTTCAGCAGCCAGCACCAGTGAAACAAACGCAGCTTCTAGTGCTGCTAATGCTGCTACTAGTGAAACTAATGCAGCCTCTAGTGCTGCCGATGCAACAGCTTCTGCCGAGCTTGCTCAAGATTGGGCAACTAAAACATCTGGGCCTGTAGCTGGTGGAGAATATTCAGCTAAATGGAATGCTCAACAAGCAGCTTCTTCAGCTTCTAGTGCTTCTACTTCTGCAAGCAATGCCAGCACAAGTGCTACAAATGCAGCTTCTTCAGCCTCTAGTGCTCAAGCAGCTAGTGATGCTGCTCTTTCTGCTCTGGATAGTTTTGATGATAGATATTTAGGACAGAAAGCTTCAGACCCCACATTAGACAATGATGGGAATGCCCTTGTTACAGGTGCTCTCTATTTCAATACAACAACCAATTCAATGAAGGTGTATGATGGCAGCTTATGGCTTGCCGCTTATGCTTCATTGTCTGGTGTTTTGCTTGCTGTTAACAACTTAAGCGACTTAAACAACACAGCTACAGCCCGTACCAACCTTGGGCTGGGTAGTGCTGCTACAACTAGCTCTTCTGCTTATGCAACGGCTGCTCAAGGAACTAAGGCAGACACAGCTTATGGCTGGGGCAACCATGCCTCTGCTGGCTACCTCACAAGCTTTACAGAGACAGACCCAATATATGTAGCTTCTTCTTGGTATAGCACCACTAACAATGCCACCAATTGGAATACAGCATATGGATGGGGAAACCATGCAAGTGCTGGCTATGCTGTCTACCCCTCTCAGACGGGCAACAACGGCAAGTATCTCACCACTAATGGAACCACCACTTCCTGGGCATCTGTAGATGCTTTGCCTTCTCAGACAGGCAATAGTGGTAAATATCTAACTACTGATGGCAGCACTGCATCTTGGGCGGTAATAAGCTCTAATACAACCACACAAGGCTTGTATGAACACGCCAATAC